AGCTAATGGTCAAAGTCTTTCGTACATACTTGACCCATCTGTGGCTGACAACAGTAAATTGATATACATAGCAACACCTAAATTTATCGGGGATGTTACAGACACTTATCCTGAAAATAGATTAATCAAGATTGACCGTGGTTCACCCGTTCTTGAAATCTCCTCGTCTTTAGTAGGTGTTAATCCTGAAAAGGTCCATGCACTTGGTTTGCAGATTAAAGACAATTTAAGGAAGAAAAATAATCTTCCTAAAAGAGTCGGTAAAGTAACTACGGTCAATGTTGCTGGAGAAGCACACGAAGTATTGCAAAACCCAGACAAGATGACCATCCAGATCACACGTGTGTCCGAACCTTTTGTTAACTGTAATGTAAACAATGGCGACAGTGGAGGTTATTACTTTCTATTAACCAACCCACATTACATGTATAACTTTAAAGGCGAACCTGTATGGGAAATAGAAAAAGCAGACCCAGATTTTTATAGAAGTATATTTGAAATATTTGCAGACAAAATAGATAACGAAACTAAAAAGAAACCAATTGTATTACGTGACTTTTTTACGGATACCTATTACAACGGAGTGTATGATGAAACAAAACAACAGTTTGACGACGACTACCCGCTCACGCCTACAGGTAAAAGCAGTGTTAATGATTTTCTTAAGTCTCACGGTCGCCCTACCATGGACTTTGTTCCTGATGCTCGTGTCGTATTTGATCCTAGCAGTGACAAAGGTATTGACTTGGAGACCGTTCCATACTCAGTAAACTTATTTAGACGTACACCGTACATGATAAGGGCTGAAGAAAATGTAAAAGAACTTTCGTACGGTGAAGCCATTAATATCCAAAAAATTGCACCAAATTTTTATAAGTTAATGATGCACGCACTTGGCAATGGTAAACCTGAGTTTGAACATTTTATGAACTGGTTAGCTTACATATACCAGTATAAGAAAAAAACAATGACAGCTTGGATATTTACGGGCATACCGGGCACTGGTAAAGGTTTGTTCGTACATAAAGTACTTAAGCCGTTATTCGGTGAACAACAAACACCAATGAGAGCCTTAGAAAATATAGAAGAACAATTCAACTTATACATGAGAACAGCTATGTTCTTAGTAGTAGATGAGTTTCGTATGGCTGACTCAGGATCAGTGGGTAAGATGGCCGACAAACTGAAGCACCAGATTACAGAACCTAATCTTACAATTAGAGCAATGCGTACAAACCAGATAGAGCTGCCGTCCTTCACGAACTTTATCTTTCTTACTAACAGAGCAGACGCAGTTAAAATAGAGGATAGCGACAGACGATATAACGTAGCACCTAGACAAGAACAAAAAATAGAACAAGCATTTCCAGAGTTATTACAAAACTTAGATGCATTAGAACCTGAACTATATATTATTGCAGGCGTGTTAAACAAATTTAAAGTTGACGTACGTATGGCTCATACGGCCCTGGAGAATGACGCGAAGAAAGAAATGAAAGAAGTATCTATGTCTGTTCTTGAAGAATTCGCAAATGCAATTCGTACACGAAACCTGGAATACTTTACTGACATATTAGATATACCACTTACAAACACCTTTGACGCTGGTGGTGTAAGTACGGCACAAAGGTATGTAAAAGAATGGATAGCTAGTTTTGGTACTGAAACTATAATACCATTAGCCCACTTTAAAATTGTGTATGACACTCTTACCGACAGTCGTAATACCATGTCGCAAAGAGACTTTTCTAAAGCTATGTCACGTCTAAATATTAAGACAGCACGTAAACGTATTAGCAAAGATCGTACAGCCGGCATTCCACGCGGGGTTGTATTGACTTGGAAATTAGACAATAATGTAAAAGAACAATTAATTAAAGAACATTTTGACGACAGGGATTTGAATTTATTAGAGAATGGAGAATCTAACATCACCCAAACGTCCAGACCTAATCTCAACGGTTGAGGTCACGGAGGATTTAGAACTAGGTCTAGTACCAGCATGGTCGTACTCGGCCTTAAAAACCTTTGAGTCTTGCGCTTATCGAACTTACATCTCTAAAGTAAAACGTGTACAAGAAGACTATGGTCCAGCTGCAGCACGTGGTACACGAATCCATGATGAGGCAGAACAATACGTACGGCACCAAACAGCAGATCTACCAGATAGCCTGAAAAAATTCCAACAGCAATTTAAAGAACTACGTGAATTGTTTGCAGAAGCCAAAGTAGAGACTGAAGGCGAATGGGGGTTCACCCTTAACTGGGAACCTACAGGTTGGCTAGCTCCTGATACTTGGGCACGTGTTAAACTTGATGCTCTCGTACATGAGTCTGAAACTTCAGCCCGTGTCATAGACTATAAAACGGGCAAACAGATGGGCAATGAAATCGCGCACAGCCAACAAGCGCTCATCTACGCCATAGGAACGTTCTTCATGTATCCTGATTTAGAAATACTTAACACAGAAATGTGGTATCTAGATCATGGTACAACTATGGAGCAAACGTACACTAGAGATGAAGCTATGGTTTTTATGCCCAAGCTACATGAGCGAGCAGTAACTATGACTACTGCTACTAAATTTCCACCTAATCCCAGTAATTACAACTGTAGGTGGTGTTCCTTTGGCAAAGGTCCAGAACCCCATTGTGAATGGGGAATAAGTTAAGTATAATTAACATAACATAAGCGTTCACCCAAATAACACCGAACGCAATGGTGGAGTATAGATGATAAATAATAATATCCCTGCGCCTTACGCGCATCAAAAAACAACAACAGATTTCATAGTAAACACAAAGCAGTGTTTAATTACGTCTGACCCTGGTACTGGTAAAACACGTGCAGTACTAGACGCCCATGCTATACTTGGAGGCAGGACATTAGTCTTGGCGCCACTTTCAATATTGGAAGCAGCGTGGGGGGAGGACATAAGTAAGTTCCAACCTCATATTAAATATGGAGTAGCTTATGCAAAAAATCGTGCAAAAATATTTGAAGATGATACAAACGAAATGGTCATCACTAATTTTGAAGCTGTCAACTTCTTACAAAAAAATCCACAATATTGTAAGCAGTTCGATACAATCGTCATTGACGAGTTTACCGCTTTTAAAAATAGGGAAGCCAAACGCAGTAAAAATCTCAACAAAATTATCTCATATTTTACTAATAGGATTGCCATGTCTGGTACTCCTAATAGTAATACTATTCTAGATATCTGGCACCCCGTTTATCTCATAGATGGCGGGGAACGTCTGGGCGCTAGATTCTATGCATTTAGACACCAAGCTTGTACACCTAAGTTTAATGGTTTTGCCAATGAATGGATTGATAAGCCTGGCATTGAAGAGGCAGTAGCAAATAAACTTTCTGACATATCGATACGCTACGCTTTGTCTGACTGCATGGATCTACCAGACAACATCATACGTACAGTTAATACAAAATTAACTCCTAACGTACAAAAACAATACAAAACTCTGGCAGATGAGTCTGTCTTGTATACCAAGTCAGGTACAGTCAACGCTGTGCATGCAGCAGCTCGTGTCAAGAAACTGCTACAACTTGTGACGGGCGCTGTGTACGACGAAGATGGTGTAGTGCAGTTTGTACACCAAGAACGTTACGACATAGTTATGACACTTGTAGCGCAACGTGCGCATAGCCTGGTTGCATTCAACTGGAAGCACGAACGTGACGCACTGGTAGAAATAGCACAGAAAGAAGGTATTAGTTACGAAGTTATTGACGGCTCAGTAAAAGCTGAAAAACGTAGTGATATTGTAGCAAGATACCAAGCAGGCCAAATCAAGGTCTTGTTCTGTCACCCGCAATCAGCGGGCCACGGTCTTACATTGACTAAAGCTAATACGGTTATATGGTGTTCACCTACATACAATGCTGAGCATTACCAACAATTTAACCAGCGTATATATAGAGCAGGTCAAACACAAAAGACTGAGACAATACTTATCCAAGCTAGAAATACTTGGGAACCTGAGGTGTACAAAAAACTTAACACTAAGTTAGGTCGTATGGAAAACCTATTACATATATTAAAGGAGATATCATGAAAAAATTAAATGATTTATTAGCAGAAACAGCTAAGGTTCGTAGTCAAATTAAAGTTGTGCAATCAGAAGAAAAGCTTTTGAAGTCACAGCAACGCGAACTAGAAAGTCAAATATCTATTAGGATGCAAGAGCAAGGGCTCGACAAGATCTCTAATGATATTTGTACGATCTCACTTAAAAATGAGATTGTGCCAACTGTAGAAGATTGGGACGCTTTGCACGAGCACATAACTGATACTAATCAGTTTGAGTTATTGCAAAAACGTGTGTCTGCAACCGCCTACAGAGAACTTATAGCGTCTGGTACTGATGTACCTGGTGTTAAAAGTACGGAGTTGACCCGAATTAATTTTAGGTCGGCATAATATTAATATTAGATTAAAAAGGAGAACGTTCTATGTCTAATGATATAAGTATAGTAACGAGCACAATGCCAGCTCATATAAAAAACGGCACGAACCTGGGTAATGAAAACATTAGCTCAGAACATTTGTCTACTCCACGTTTGAAACAGCTACAACAGCTATCAAACGAAGTAGATGAAAACCATAGCGAGTATATTGATGGCGCTAAAGTCGGCGACTTCATTAATACTGTAACCAAAGAAAACTACGGTAAAGAGCTTTATCTAGTTAACGTACACTTCAAAGAAGAGTTTGTTGTGTGGAAACAACTAGAGAAAGGTGGCGGTTTAATAGGTACATTTCCTACACAAACTGAAGCTTTACAAAAGTTAGAAGATGAAGGTCTTAAAGTAGAAGACTATGACATCAACAGAACCCAGACTCACACTCTACTAAAAGTAGATGAGAAAACAGGTGATGTATCTGACATACCTTTCTTATTTGATTGTTCAATCTCTAAATTAAAAGTATCTAGAGAATGGAATACTCAGATAGCTAAGTTAGGAGGAGATAGATTTTCTTCATTGTGGAAAATGTCTTCAGTACAAACAGCTAACAAATCTGGACAAAGGTTTATGAACATAGCTGTGTCTAACGTAGGTTGGCTTAAAGAAGAAACTTACAATGTTGCTAAAAGTTTTTACGATAAAACATTTGCAAATAAATCCTAGGTAAGTGAACTAGTTCTTAATTAACTATTAAATTCGATATAAAGAACTAGTGCGTACGGCTGCGACATATACTGTCGTAGCCAAGTACGTATGCTATACTCAGGTTGTGCGTGAAAAGGAGTTCATAAATAAAGTCCACAGGAAACTACCTAAGGAAGTTTATAGGTGGAAGATCAATGATCCTTACCACGGAGGTGTATCGGACACTTACTACTCAGGACCAGCAAATCATTGTTGGATTGAATATAAGTACAAAGAAGACTTGCCTGCAAAGCTTAACTCAAAAATAAAAATTAACTTATCTGAGCAACAGCGCATTTGGCTTACTCGCCAAAAACAACATGGTGTCTTTACGTACGTAGTATTCGCATCTGGGGACCTTGTGTACGTCACCGAAGATTTTACAACCACTCACATTACGGTGAAGCAGTTTATGGAAGAAGCAATACCGTTTAAAATATTTATAGAAGTAATAACTAATTTTTGTTTAGGAGAAACAGATGACTGATTATGTGAACTCACCCCCGCATTACAACACAGGAAACGTGGAGTGTATTGTGGCAATAGAAGAAAGTATGACACCTGACGCTTTCAAAGGTTACTTAAAAGGTAACATTCAAAAGTATATGTGGCGCTATGAGATGAAAAAAGGACTACAAGATGTCCTAAAAGCTCAATGGTATCTAAATAGACTGATAAAAACGCTTGAAAAGGAAGAAAACGCAGAGGACGCACGTACAAGCCCGCCTAACGATTTCATATAAAGTTGGACCTAAGGCCTTAGTTACCTTAACAAAATGCGTTACAGAGCATTCTGTGAGGTCATTTTCTTGGAAAAGACCTATTTTTTGACCTAGGCTTAACAATTACATTATTTGGAGAATTATTTGATGGATTTCCGTCTCTATGGTGTATATCCATGTTATCTCCCTTTCTAACACGACCCTCTCTCAACATTTGCCTACGTATTTTATTACGTTGAGCACGTCTTTTTTTCTGCTCAGGCTTGCCTTGGTAGTTTGCATATTCTTTTTTATAGTCTCTAGCCATCTAAATAGTATACACCTTCAAAGCTTTGGCTTTACCTTTTACTTTTATAGTATCGTGTAAGACAGATCCTGGAACCTTACACGCTGTACGTTCTCCAATTAATATATCTACACCAGCTTCTTTAGTTGCACTCTCTAATCGTGCGGCCGTGTTCACAGCATCTCCTATGGCTGAATAATCAAAACGAGAGTCCGAGCCCATATTACCAATTACTGCTTCACCTGTATTAACACCTATACCTATAGCTACAGGCTCAGGCAATTCTTTTTGCAGCGCTTTTATTGCCGTACGCATATCCTGGGCACAGGCGACTGCGCGTTGTTCGTGTTCATCTAAATCTAGGGGGGAATTAAAGATGGCCATGCACGCGTCGCCTATGAACTTGTCTACCATGCCACCATGGGCCTGGATGCATTCTACTTGTACAGTAAGAACTTTATTCATTATTTCAGTTACTTGTTCGGGTTCTAATTTTTCGGACAGATTAGTAAACCCCCTTACATCGGTAAATAAGAACGTACACTCTCTACGCTCTCCTCCTAACTTAAGTAATTCTGGATTGTTTTGTAATCGTGCAACTTGCCTGGGGTCCAGGTAGTGCTCGAATTGTTTCTTTATTAATTGTCTAAGTTTAAATTGCTCGTTAAAACGTAAATAGAATTCTTGTACCGATATAAGTATGGCTGATAATATACTATAAGTTACATCTATAAGAATATTAGAAGTAATTAAATACCAACCACCGACCGCGGTCAACGATACGAGGCCCACGGTCCCTATTACAGTCCCGACGAGTCCAAGTGTACGTATTATAACTATTGTCGATAATAGTACAGTTATAAGTATAAGTAGTTCATATAGTAATGCAGTGCCTGGTATTGCTGGCACGTCTATAGTCATGCTCTCAGCTAACGCGGCTTGTATGTGGTGGGGGTACAACAAGCCAACTGGCGTAGCTATTTGGGGCATTACACCTTTTGCACTCACACCTACAAACACAAACTTATCACGTACATTCATCTCATCCAGAGTAGTGCTCGGAGTATCAACCCAAGATACCCATCTACGCCCAATGCTATCTACAGGTATTTCTGCATAATTAGGTACAGTAAGCTCTTCGATCTGCCCCTGCTGCCCTTTAATAATGTACGTATCTGCACCACCAATCATTTTAATAACTTGTATACCAAAAGACGGAGTCCAACCATCTGGAGTCTGAAGCAATAAAGGTAAACGTCTAACTAAATTATCTACATCAGTACGTGCAACTGCCAGCCCCTGGTAGGCTGAGTCTGCTAGCACGGACACATTTCCGATCACACCCTGTGAAGCAATACCTTGTATGGGTTCTCCATCTCCTAATATAACTGTACCTGTAGTTGGTGCGTAAGAACTGCCTCCTTCAAACGTAGCAATAACACTTGGGCTTTGTAATAAAGCATCTGCAAAAGCTTGGTCGCCACCAAACCTGTCTGCCTGTGGAAAGGCGACGACCCAACCCACGCCTAGGGCCCCTGCTTCAATCAGGTCGAGATGAATGCGTGCAAGGTCCTGACGCGGGTAGGGCCAACCGCCCGAAAGTGCTACATCTTCTTCTGTTATATCTAACGTTACAAACCAGCCAGATGGATCTGGTGTTTGTACGAGTGCATCAAATGTTTTTAGTTTTAATACTTCTAGTGCCTGCCAACTAAATAACAAAGGTAAAGTTAATAAACCTACAGTTATATATGAATACCATTTCTTCATCTTCTACCTCTTAGTTCTGTAGTAGAAAAAGAATGTTTACGATTTGTATAATAAACTTCGTGCATTCCTTTGCCTGTAAAATGCTTATCTACGTAATCTTCTCCTATAAATCTTAAATCTATGTCTGTGCTTTCTAATAAATCAATTAAACTTTTCTCTGTGTCATAGGGTATAACTTCGTCTATGTATTTAACTGCCTGGAGTTGTATATAACGTTCGTAAATAGATTGAACTGGTTGGTTCTTTTCTTGTCTGTCTATGGATGGGTCTGTTTGTAATCCTACAATTAAGTAATCACAATTTTCTTTAGCTTCTTTAAACATAACTACATGTCCTGCATGTAATAAATCAAAAGCTCCGCATGTAAATCCGATCATCCTGACCCCTGTGTGATGGTAATGGTAGAGCTACCACCACCATTTACCACTATCTGTTGGAACTTACCGTCCTGTATTAGTATTATAGTGTAACCCTGTGACGCATCTACGGTCAACTGAGCAGTCTGTGTTACTTTCCTTTGGAAAGATATCTGATCG